AGTTGGGGCTATTACCACTTTTGTAATTGACGGCACAGAACAGAAATTCTTTTTCACATCAGACGTGCATTTCGACAGCGTGTACTGCAATCGCAAAGCATTCTTTCAAGATCTGGATACAGCAATAAGTCAAGATGCCGCAATCGTTATAGTGGGTGATTTCTACGATGCAATGAATGGTAGATTTGACCCGCGCCGGGATATGAGTTCGTTACGTCCTGAATACCGCCGTCCTGATTACTACGATTATGTGGTATTGGATTCGGCTAATCAACTGGAGAAATACGCAAAGAATATTGTACTAATCACCCCAGGCAATCACGAGTTATCAGTCCTAAAGAACGCGAATACCTATCTATCTGACAGGCTAGTTAGTGCGCTGAATGCACGCGGGGGGAATATCCTACACGGCGGTTATGGTGGATGGATACGGGTAATGATGCGAAATAACAACCGCTTCGAGGGAACGGTCAGGATCAAATATTTTCACGGGTCAGGCGGTGAGGCTCCAGTAACCAGGGGTGCAATCCAAACCAATAGACAAGCCGTGTACCTTCCTGATGCAGACGTGGTTATCAATGGTCATTCACACAACGCTTACTGGATACCGATAACTCGTGAAAGATTGAGCAACAAGGGGGCGCATTACTTTGACACACAGCACCACGTAAGAACGCCAGGATATTGCCAGTCTTACGGTGACGGGTCAACTGGTTGGGAAGTCACGCGGGGCGGCGTTCCCAAACCCATGGGCGGCTGCTTTATTACCGTGACAAACGGCGGTGGAACCGCTAAAGAGAAAAACGTGAATAATATCGAAGTTGCTCCATTGATACACAATCCGAGCGCGGTAAGCCCGGCCAATGATATGTTCAGTGGCATGGTGTTTCCACAGGAGTAGCACCACCGGGGTCATTCCCCGTTGTACTGCCCGCCAACGTGCGGTAAAATGGAGCGCTGTAACCCGAAAGGGCGGCGCTCCGCAGCTACTTGACAAATGAAAAATGTCGTGCAATAATATTTATGTGGTTCCAATCAACCACACGATCGCAAGACTGCTCCGATAGCTAAGTGGCAAAGCCCGTGCATTCTAGGCGGAGAACGAGGCGTTCGATTCCCTCTCGGAGCAACTAGCGATGATGTCGCTAACCAAGCCATGACGACTGGCGGTATACAAATGAGTTGTCCGATCAGTTGTGAGTTTGAGGGAAGTTGGTCGCAAAGGCGTGGCTGCCTGAACTATTTGACTATGCCCTGCCGGTGGGTAGAAATCCTCCACATTTGCCAGTGGTTGTAGATTCGCGTAGCGCCAAGACGTAAAACTAGCGGCCACAACGCAAAGACACTCCTTCGGGGGTGTTTTTGTTTACATCCATACGCTGAACAAACTTGTCAATTCTCGGAGTTTGTTCAATTCACGCTAATTCGGACGGTACAATGGCGGTATTTGTACCACAGATGTCACACACTTTCGTTCGATAAATGTGAGGGTTGACACTGATCTATGTATGATAAGTGTGGGCTTTAATAATCATGTTTATAATAATCCTAACGTGTGCTTCATTTCTCGGATGCTCACTCCGGCATTTCAACAAATGTTGAAAATTGAAATGCTTTATAATCCCGTTTCAAAACTTTACAATAATTGAAACAAAGTGAGACACTAATCCGGCTGTGGATCACAAGTGGGACATAACAAATTTGTTATATTCCAGTAGACAGGGGGAATAGGCAACTGTCAAATATCCTTTGTCAGTTCGTATTATACTTTAGTACCACTTTTTAGTACCAAATGATAATCTATTGCCAATTGTTATCAAAGTTGATAACTTCTCGCATCAAATTACATACACGCTAATGGTTTACGCGCATTAGAATCAATCCTGGTGGCTTGGCCAGCATATCGCATAGCATTCCGAGAACACGGAGGGGGATGGTGGAAACTGGTGGAAATTGGGGTATTGACAAGTGTATTACATTGTGTAATAATGTAAGCATACAAGAGGAGAAAACAAAATGAAAATTACACACGAAACAATCGAAGGTATTTTTGAGGACGAAAAAATCTCAGTTTCAAATACGCCAGATTCTGTTGTTATAGTGGCTAGCGAGCGCATGGGACACAAGGCAGACGCATTTGTATACATGAACAAAGAACAGTCCATTAAATTAGGAAAAGCAATATTGAAAGCAGCACACAATATCCGATAGTGTCAATCCGGGTCGCGCATGGTACACGCGAAAATCAAACGAGAGGAGTAACATGGCTAAAACACAAACGGTAATCGTAAGAATGGATCAGGAATTGAAAGATAGACTTGAGGCATACGCTTCAGTCGAAGGCGTTGGATTGTCTGAAGCAGTCCGCCGTCTGGTTGCTCAGATCCCCGTCATTGGCAAGATCCCTTCATCCGGCACCGCAATGTATGACCGCATCGACAAGATGTTTGCGGACAAGAAGCCGCACGTTAGCCTGGTGCATGACGTCAATGACATTGAGATTGTCGGCAGTGACAAAGGATACGAATAATGCCCGCAATCGTGTTAGGCTACGTTCTGATACTACTGGCGCTTGGGCTGGCTGGATTAGTTGAATATTTTGAGAGGAGAAAACGATGAAGATTGAACTGATTGAAAAATGTAAATCGTGTAAGGGTACGGGTGTTTATGTGGGAATGGCAGAGCGTGACGGTTACGGCGTTGTTTGTCAAGACTGCAAAGGCATGGGCAAGCGTAAGTTTACTCACGAATACGAGGAGTTTGAACAACGGGGGGATGCAAAAATTCACACAATACTTGAGGTAAACCCCGGCATTATAACTGGCGGTAAAATGGACTTTGGTGGAATGCCTTATACCAATTGGTTGGATGGCGAGAAATTCCCTCACAAATCTGAAATGCGAAAGTTTACTTGTCCTGCGTGGTGGTATCAATCCGCAGATTATGATAAGAAGCCAAAATGGGATGAGTGCGCTGGTTGCGGAAGCTTTAGTGCATGTGCTAGTTTCCCGACTAAAAACAAGTGTTGGGAAAGATTTGACAAGGAGTCGAAATGACCGCCTGCATAGGATGTTCTGACCGCGACCGCACGTACACATGGGCTGACCTGAAGCCGAAAGTCCGCGCTCCGCTGGAAGTCGAATACATCAAGGCGCAACAAGAAGCCGAGAGACTATGGCGACAATACACGGATAACGTGGATTACTGGCTAACTTACCACATGATTGACACAATGAATGAACACGAAGAATTGTGCAAGCAGGCTGACCTCAAAGCCCACATGATGTATGTCAAATTGAACGGCGTGAATGTAGAGGATGGTGAATGATGTTTGACATCCGATGCAAGCACCCCGTAGACCTGATATGCGCTGACTATGTTGAGCCTGTCGAATACTTCGATGGTGCATCAGGCGAGATATGTTTTCACGGCGGAGGGATATTCTACTTCTGCCGAAGGTGCGGCGCGGAGATCGAGAAGGCTGACTTACCGCAAGCGTACCTGGATTCGTTATCAGCTATTGCGTCAACTGACGCACAGGAATTACCAATTTAGAGGAGATGAAAATGAATGCATCAGAATTAGCAGAAAAGATATTGTTGTGGGAAAAGAATAAGTTGTCTCTAGACGTTCTTGGAAGCGAGATTGAAGCCGAAGTTTTGAAGTTAGAAAAAACACAGGTGGTCGGGGGTGTTCGGGTTACTTATTCTGGCGGACGCGCTACTTATGATTACACTACTCCATGCGCAACTGTGTCAAATGAAATCAAGTCGAAATACGCAACACAGCGCGAATCAACTGATTGGGCTGCCGTTGCAGATGAGGTTCCAGATGTGGTTGCTAAGTTTACCACAGTTGAAACGGATTATGATTTCAAGGCAATCTGTAAAGAAGCAAAGGTTGAGCCAGTTGTATTGTCAAAGACCGACCCAACCGCAACAATCAAATTAGACAAGTAGAGGAGAAAACGCAATGAGTGAATTAGCAGTCAAGCAAGAAAACAGTTTGAAAGCCATTATGCGAAGCAACGAGATCAACAGCCGTTTTGCAGAAGTGGTTGGTAACAATAACGCCGGGGGCTACATTTCCAGCGTGTTAATTGCAGTTGCACAGAATAAGGATTTACAGAACTGCAATCCAAACTCTATCATATCATCAGCACTACGAGCAGCAACCATGCGATTGTCGGTTGACCCCTCAACAGGTCAGGCGCACATTGTACCGTTTGGTGGTAAAGCAACCCTGATTGTAGGATGGAGGGGCATTTACCACATGGCAATCCGAACAGGGAAATATCGGTTTATAAATCTGATAACGATTTACGATTCCGACATTCTCCAAGAAGATACCATGACCGGAAATTACCTGATTGATCGACACGGCAAGAGCGGTAAGGTTGTTGGTTACATGCTTTACTTCCAGTTATTGAGCGGCTTCTCAAAGACGTTTTACATGACCAATGAAGAGTGTGAAGCGCACGGTCAGAAATACTCGAAGTCTTACAACAGCCGCGACAGCATGTGGCAAAAAGACCCCCCGGTTATGTTCAAGAAAACCGTGATGATACTTGGTCTTAAAAAATGGGGTTATCTGGATCCGTTTGACATGATGAACATGACCGAAGCCGAAGACGAAGAGGACTTTATCACCGGAGTTGAAATCCAGGAAGTTGTACCTCATTCGGTTGAGGAAAACATGCGAGCGCTGGGATTTGGTGATGATGCCCCTCCCCAGGATGAACCAGAACCAATTGAAGAAAAGGCTGATGAACCAGTCAAGATTACCTCAAAGATGTTCTGGGAATTGGCAAAGGCAGTCAATGTATCCAACGTCAAAGGACAAGATATTCTAAATCAAGCAGGCGGCGATTTTGACGCTGCCTACACAGAACTCAAGAAGCTGAGTATATAAGCGTTTCATGCTCCCGGCTAATATGGGGAATCAAAGCCGGGAGTTACAGAGGAGAGGGAATAGTAATGCTCATCAATGACCACTTCCAGAATTTCAAGGGGTATCAGATACCACGCGCTCAACTGGTTATAGCGGACATTCCTTATAACGTAGGGAATAATGCTTATGGTTCTAATCCATCCTGGTACATTGACGGTGACAATAAAAACGGCCCGAGTGATTTAGCGGGTAAGTCATTCTTTGATACAGATGAGAATTTCAAACCCGCGGAGTTTATGCACTTCTGTAATAGGCTAATGATAAAGGAACCAAAGGAAACGGGTAAAGCTCCCTGCATGATTGTCTTTTGTAGTTTTGAACAGCAATTCTATTTGATCGAACTGGCAAAAGAATACGAAATAAAGCACTATATCAATCTTGTTTTTCGTAAAAACTTTTCTGCCCAGGTGCTAAAGGCTAATATGCGAATTGTCGGGAATGCTGAATACGCACTACTTCTTTACCGTGAAAAACTTCCAAAGTTCAACAACAACGGAAAGATGGTATTCAACGTCATGGATTGGGAGGATGATAAAGACTACCTTTACAAGAAAATCCACCCGACACAGAAACCAGTTGCATTACTTGAAAAACTAATACGGATTTTTACAGACGAGGGGGACGTTGTAATTGACCCCGTTGCGGGGAGCGGCTCAACCCTGGTTGCTGCAAACAATACCGGAAGGATAGGATACGGATTCGAGATCAAGAAAAACTTTTACAAGGACGCGGTTAAGTGGGTTGACGAATGTAAGAGTATCAGGGACGAAATAAAGACAAACGGGTATTCAAAGGAACTGATGGAGAAACAACAAAACCAACAGTCTTTATTCACCCAATGACCAATTGCCTTAAATACGTAGTTGTGTTTCGCGGTGGTTGTGGTATGATTGATACAGTCGAGGTTACATTATGAGTTAGTAAATAATTTCCCGCTATCCAGGTGTGACCTCGACAATCATACTAACTGTGGACGGCGGGAATTTATTTTAAGGGGTAACAATGACTGAAAGAAAAGCACTAACAAAGAAAACAAGATTTGAGGTATTCAAGCGCGATAGTTTTACCTGTCAATATTGTGGTAGGTCGGCTCCAGATGTTTTACTGCAAGCGGATCATATAAAGCCAGTTTCAAAAAATGGCACTAACGACATAACAAATCTAATCACTTCTTGTTTTGATTGTAATAGTGGCAAAAGTGACCGCGAATTATCAGATGACGCGGTTATGTTAAAAAGGAAAGCGCAACTCGACAAACTCCAGGAGCGCCGCGAACAAATTGAAATGATGATGGAGTGGCAAGGCGGGCTTGATGACTTACACGATCAAGAATTAAACAACCTTGTTGACTATATAAATTCCAGAATGGACGGGTTTTCGCTAAATGATGCGGGAAAACAAAATTTAAAATCTGCATTAAGGCGATATGGGTTATCAGAAATGCTTGAAAGTGCAAGCCTGTCAGCAGACCAATATATATTATTAAATATTGACGGAAATCAAATTCAAAGTTCTATCGAAAAGTTTATAAATTACATTCCAAGAATTGCCAAGAGTAGAAAATTATTATCTGAAAAGCCTTATATGCAGGATATTTACAGGCTTGTAAATATGATGAGGGCTAAAAAGTTTTATACAGATTATCGTGCTACGAGTTATCTTGAGCAAGCCTATCTTCAGGGAACATCAATAGAAGAACTCGCGGGAATAATACGATCTTCTGGAAACTGGTCGTATTGGGTTGAGGAGATGGAAGGAGTTTTAAATGGCTAGAGGTAGGTTTGTGTCAAAGGAAATATGCGTTGATAAAGCGGTAAATAAATTGAGTTCTCCCTGGTCTATGTTGGCGTTTACATGGCTGATAGTTCATGCCGATAGGGAGGGTAGAACCTACGGGGATCCATCCATTGTAAAATCACTTGTGTTTCCAAGACTTGACGATAAAATAACATCCAAAGACGTTGAGGGATTTATTCAGGAATGGCATGATTTAGGACTGGTTATTTGGTATGAAGTTGACGGCGATAAATTTATTGAGTTTCCAAATTTTGAAAAACATCAAATTGGAATGAAAAAAGATAGAGAACCAGAATCCTCAATACCCGAAAATAATGTTGGCAAACATCCTGAAGATTGCCCACAAAATGACGGAAGTTTGCCTGCTGAAGTTAAGGGAAGTAAAGAGAAGTTAAGTGAAGAAGAAGAACAAGTAGAAGTCGAAGTTGACGGCAGCGACATTTCACTCGTCTCTGCTTTTGAATCAATCTCAAAACTACAAGCCCCGCGTGACCCAGAGGATTGGAATGTATCACTTCAGGCGATGAAAAATAAAGGGGTAACAAATCAGATCATGGCGCAAGCGGTATCAGAGTTATCCGAGAAGAATTACAAGATAACCGGACCAAAGAGTATTGAACAGGCGTGTGCAATCATCCTGGCAAAAGTCAAACGTGAATCAGGTCCGCGCCATAATGAATTTTCGGAATATGTCAAACATTAATTGCCACTTGAAATCAGTGTGCAAACGATGTATTATGAATGTGGCGCTTCTGCCACGCTAGATTGAGGAGAGAGAATGAGTGAATTGAGAGAATGTCCGTTTTGCGGCAATGCAGATATAAGCCTAAAAAGAGAGGATTACGATTCTGGAACAATACAAACCGTATATTATTTTTGTCACATATGCGAAGCAGAAACCGGATACGTTGACATTCCAGACGAAATTTGTTTACCCGATAGCATTTTAGAAGCAAAAGACAAATGGAACACCCGTCCGCTAGAAGATTCCCTCCGCGCCGAGAATGCGAAGTTGCGGGGTTCGCTTGTAAGTATATCAAATATGGTTTATGAGGATAGTCTAGACGAGAGAAACAATCTTGCCGTTGAGATAAGAAGAATTGTTGAGGAGGCGTTGAAATGAGAAGCAGGATACCAGATTCAGTAAAAGCCCAATTCAATCGCGACAATATGGAAGATGAATTGAAACGTCTCCGCGCCGACCTCGCCCGCCTGCGTGAACTGCTGGGGGAGGTTGGTCGAATGGCAGACGAAAAGAAAATGTTGGCGGATCATCATACAACAAGGTGTGACAACTTCTCTAAGCGAGAATGCACCTGTGGCGCGAATGATATGTATGAATTTTGTGAGGATTTGGTATCCCGCATCCAATCAGAGTTGAAGGAATAGAGGAGAGAGAAAATGAGCGAAATAGCATACGAACAAAATCTGCACGACCATTGGAAACGAGTCATAGATAATGGATATGTAAATATTCCTTCTAAAGACTACGTATCCTATTTGCTTTCTCACATTGAAATTTGTCATGCCGAGTTGGAGCGTGTGAAGGCAGAGAATGAAAAGTATCACGCGGCTTTGAAGGAGATTATGGACATTTCCATAACAGGATATTTCTATGGTCACTTTACCGATGCTGTAAAGATAGCGGAGAAAGCCTTGCTCCCCGCTGCACCAGAGGAGGGGGAATGAAACGCGCTGTAATCTACTTCAAAAGTGGTTCAAATGATTTTGTCGACCCCATTGATGACGAAAGCGATATTTGGTACGGAGACACGGTAATCATTATAACCAACGGCGCTAATTGCAAATATGTTTATGACAAAACAACCGTAGACCGCGTGGAACTTATCGAATTATCAGAGGAGCAAAAATGACTACTGAATTAGTATGGTCAACCGTGAAGCCGACATTCCAAGAGGTGAAGGGGAAGAGGTTACGAGTATTGCATATTGATGACAAATTACCGTTTGTTTGGGAATTTGAAGCTATTAGCCAAGATAGGTACGATATCTTGTTCGACCACCGCTTCATCTGCTACGCTGACCTGACCGCCCCTGTGTCACCCCTGCCGTTGTGGGGGAAGCTGCCGGAGATTGAGAAGTTTGACAAATATAGAATGAGGATACATGCCAAGTTTAATGACGGAGATTTGAATATTGAAATATGGGGATGGACAGAAGCAGAATTAATCCTCGCCTGGAATCGGATAGCCGAAGCGCTGAAGGGGGTGGAGAGGTGAGTATATCGAATGTTCACATTTGTTTTGCTCGGTATGATGAGCAAAAAGTAGAAGAGGATGATTGCCCGTTTTGCAAGACTAAACAGTTGTTTTTCTTGGCTCACGAAGAATGGCACGGATATACAAGCGTATGCCTGAACTGTGGTCATGTCTGGATGGAAGACGGAGAATATTTAGTTCCGAGTGATGAAAAAAGACTGATGGACAATGTTCATATTTACAACAAAATGGCAAAGAAACTGAAGTTACTGCCAAAGGATTCTAAATGATTCTCACCCCTGCACAGCGTAGAGACTACTCGGTAGCGGTCAAGAATGGCACGACTGCGAATGAGATTGCAGTGATCCGGCGCAACATGATACTGAAACATGATAGCGAATGGTGGAAGGCTAACCGCGATGAGGTTATGGCGGAGTTGAAGAAACTGGAGGAGAAATGAATGACCATTTGATTGTTACGATACCGAACGGCAATAACTATCATATTGACTTTATTCACATGATTGAACAAGCAATTGATAAAGCGCTTGTCCCTTGTGGATTTGCCAGAACCGGAGGAAGTCATGGCGACGAAGTGGTAATCAAATACTATCAGTTTGCGAGACACCTCAACGCTGAAGAACTGGCGGAGCTGGCTAAATTAGAAGAGGAGAAGAAATGAGACTATTTTGTTTTGAGTGTGGGAAGTCGGTAACAAATGAAATTCCAGACAGTGTTATTTTTCGTGCTATCGCCCAGTGTCCAGAATGTATTGATAAACATTCGCCGAGCCCGTTTGCTGATATTGTGCCATTACCGTATTGTGATGTGATTCCAACCATACGCCAGTGTGGTAGTTTAAATCACGGTTGGATTTCTGTGGTGTGGGATGCGGACGGGGAACATCATTCTTTTGATGGCCATACAAAGGTTATCGCCATAGGGCGATGGAATCAGTTTGTTATGAAAATCGAGAGCGACAAATGATAACTTGCCCGAAGTGTAAGGGAACGCTGAAAATCCTCACCATTTACATTGACGAATTTGGATATTCTGGATGTGGCGGAGATAGTCAATGGTGCGATTACTGCCACATCACAGGTCGCGTCACACTGTTGAGATGGATACTGGCAAAGATTGGAGTGAAATGAGCAACTTGATAAAACAAATAAGGTTTGACAATGACGTTTTAGGGTATTTACGCAGTATGGTATTTTCGAACGATGGGTTATCTGGAAAACTTACCTGCGGACAACTTGACCGTAAAATGTACGAAAAGGTTAATAAAGCGCTCGACGCAATGGGCGGAAAGTGGAATAAGAAAAGCGGGTGTCATTTGTTCCAGACTGACCCGCGTCCGTCAGTTGAGGGGTTGCTAGAAAACGGCGTATTGGAAGTTGAAAGAGACGGATTCTTTGAAACGCCACGCGCTGTCATTGAGCGGATGCTTGAACTTGTTCCAGTAAGTGAGGATGATTATATTCTAGAGCCGTCCGCGGGATTAGGGGCGATTGCAGACGCTTTGCGGGAACATGGGGCAAGACAAATCCTTGTATTTGAAAAGAATCAAGAGCGTAGGAATGTACTTGTTGGTAAAAAATATTTTACTGCCATGACAGATGATTTTCTTGAGAGACGTTCAGAACCAGAACACGACAAAATATACATGAACCCGCCCTTTGAAAATCAACAGGATATTGACCACGTAAAACACGCCTACGAGTTTCTAAAGCCGGGTGGGCGCATGGTATCTGTAATGTCATCAGGGGCGTTTTTCCGTGAAGATAAAAAAGCAACCGAGTTTAGAAACTGGTTATGTGGCAAAGGTGGATATTCAGAGCCATTGCCAGAAGGTTCATTTAAGGAATCTGGAACGGGAGTAAACGCGGTATTAGTGGTGATTTCAAAGGCGGAAAAATGAGTGACTTACCGAAATTCTTTTGCCCGGATTGCAAAAACATTAACGACACTGTGTGTGTACCTATTGACCCGGATACGTTTCAAGGTTGGATGTGTTCGTCATGTGGCTCATTGAACGTAGCGCAGATTCCGGGGCGCGTGGCTGATTGTATTTTAGGAATGAAAAAACAATTATCTGAATGGGCAACAATCATCCAGAATCACGGCTTCTTTGCGGAGCAACTTACCGAAACGCTTAAGTCAATTGGCGGCGAAGAATGACCCCTGACCTTGCCGACACACTAGAGTTTCAACTCCGCGCTGTGGGGATCGAGGCTATCCGCGAGTATAAGTTTTGTGAAACACGGAAGTTTCGCGCTGACATCTGTATTATCACGGACGGGAAGAAGTTGATCGTAGAATGCAACGGTGGTACATGGATGGTGAAAAGTGGTCATTCAAGTTCAGTGGGAATTCACCGAGACTACGAGAAGGCTAACCTGGCGCAACTTTTGGGATTCACCTACCTGCAATACACCCGTAAGGAAATCGAGGACGGGAGCGCGTTATCCGAGATTGAGCAGTATTTGGAGAGGAGCGAGGGGGAATGATGGATTATCCGCTATCTGTGAAACTTGACTTCTTCACGGTTGAGCCTAGCAAGGTAGAAAAGAATTGTATCGACTGCGGTGCATGGTTTGAGATTGACTCGCGGCTGGATTGGAATGCCAAAAGATGCGCGTCTTGCACCATCCTACACCGTATTGACTTGTCCAGGCAGTACACGAAAAAGCAGGCTTGCGAAGTTGTGACAGGATATATCGCGGTGGATCTGGCGGCGGCGGTAATCACGAAGGCAATCATTGACGCCAGGAATGGGGATGCTGAAGCGCGTGAATTCCTGCGAGCAGAGGACGGCGCGGTGTTGTACCTGAAGTATGCCGGGGTTGAGGTTGACGCTGAAATGAGACGAAGATTATTCTGGATTGGTAAAAAGAGGAACGCTGAAACTATGAGGAGGATGAATGCTAGATAACCCGACATTGATCGACTTAACCTTGTTCACACAGTTACGGCGCAACAAACGCGGACGGCGGCGGATAAACGTCACCCTTGCCCGGCGCGAACGACAGGTGATGCAACTGATAGCGGACGGCGTAACGATTGACGGCATTGCGCGAAGGTTGCGGATATCCCGGGGCGTGGTGAAGAATTATGTTGCGCGTGTACACCGGAAACTAAACGCGCAGTCAACCCCGTGCGCGGTTGCCAAGTGTGTGGAGTTACGGCTGATACACGCAAATGTAGGGGAGTATATCGAGGTGGAGGGATGATAGGCAGACAGCAAGTGCTCGAAAAATATAATAACCGCTGTGCATATTGTGGACACGATTTAACTTTGAAAACAATGCAGGTTGACCATAAACAGTCAAAGCACACGGGAGGGACGGATAATATTGATAACTTAATGCCCTCTTGTCGATTGTGTAATCACTACAAGAGGGCGCAGTCTATCGAAGCGTTCAGGGTATGCGTTCAGGGTATGCTTCGTAAGTTAGAGAAAATTTACATATTCAAAGTTGCCCAAAAATACGACATGATCAATTGGAGAGGGTGGGACGGAAGATTTTATTTTGAATATTTTGAAGACGGTAGGGCTAAATGACCCCTGACATTAATTAACTGCCATTTTGCATAATTGCTACCGTGTGACATAAGCCCTACCATGATGATAGGGCTTTTTGATTGGAGGGATATGAGCAAAAGAAAGTTAACAGGAATAGGAATCCTTATTAGTTTGGCGACATTGGTATTTGTAGTAATGGGCATAACAGTAGGGTGGGCAGAAGCCGCGGGGTTTATTGGTGTCATCTGCATAGCGACAATAATTGTCTTTCTCGTATTTTATGCCGCTTATTTGATAGAGGGTTAGCCTATATGGAGGGACATGCGACAAGTTGAACACGTAGATTTTAGGATTGACATGGACGCGGTACTGGCTGAATTGCCGGAGCGCCACAAAAGCGCAATGGTGATGTACATGGAGGGATACTCACAGCGCGAAGTGGGGGCGAAGATGGGGGTATCAGGAATGACAATTTCAAGATGGTTACGCCAATTACGTTACAAAATGCACAGTCAGGATGCCTATGAATAGTGGAGGGCAAATGCTTCGTACTTGCGTATGTAATCACCCGATAAAAGGTAAACATGACCTATGCTCCGCTTGTGAATCCATCTACGGTGACAGCGAGGATTGGCCTGAATGGTTACGTTTTTTAGTGAGTGACAAAAAGCGCGAATACGAACAGGAAAAACGGTTGTGTGACAGAGAGATAGTTTTCTCTGATATGGATCCCGATAATAATTTTGAGGAGTGAATATGGAAGTATTGACCGATTTCTTTTGGCAGTTTTTACAATTATTTTTCAACGCTGTAATCCCGCCTCTTGCAGTTGCCGCAGCCGTGTTCCTGGTCGCCATTGTCAAGAAGTTACTGGCTAAGTGGACTGCATCCATGAATCTTGACGTGTTGGCTATCATGCAGGAAATGGCACGCTCCGCAGTGTTGGCAGCCGAGCAAGTCAACCTTGCGGAGTTGGCGATTGATAAAAAGGAATATGCGCTTGGATTAGCGTCTGAATGGTTGACCGAGAAGAAAATCAAGTTTGATTTAGGACAGTTGGCAGACTTGATCGAAGCGGCAGTCATGGACGAATTCAACCGGGGACGCGCTGAAGAGTTACGCGCTCAGTAATGACCGAGACAGCAGCAGATTACCGCGTGCTGGATTTACTGCGCATACCCGTGAAATGCCAGGACGCGTATACCATCGGTGACAAGGTTATCCCCTGCGAGTTGGAACGCGGTCACGCGTCAAGACACTTTGGGCATATTTGGGGGCAGCCGGAAGCAACTGTAATGTGGGGCAACCTGCCTGAGATAGTCGACGAGGATATACCGTTTTGAGGTGTGAGTGGTGCCATGCCCGTGACGCAGTCGACCCCCACCATTGCCTGATAAATCACGACAAGAATAATAGCGAGTTAGACAACCCGCACAATATCGGGAATGTTTGTCGGCAGTGTCACAGTCAATGGATAGGCACAGGCGGAAGGCTGGTCAAAGAATCATGGTGGAAGATACAGTGTGCAAAGTACGGTGAGGCGGATATGCAGGAGTGGTATAGCGGATTGAGGTTGAAGGTCAAGGAGCGTTATTGGTAGACAGTCAAGAAAACACAATCCATTTTGCAGCCTCAGTCAGACAGGTTAAGACACTTGTTGATGGGGGTATTGTGTTTATATTTGACGTTCCAGAAACCTCTATCGCTCAGGCAGCGCAACTTATCGCAACAAAGAACGCCGGCATTGTATTGGATGTTACTTGTCGCGCCGCCGGATTCTCCAAAAAGCAATCTGAAAAAGAGATATTGACACTTGAGCAGAGAATACAGCGGACGCAAAAAGACATTGAGGACAAAGAAGACGACTTAGATATTACAGATTGAACACTATAAAAAATGACACTCACAATCAAAGGACTTAAAGCGGCAATCGAAAAATCAAGGGGCAATATATCTATTGTTGCCAAGTCTTTTGATGTTTCAAGAACCACAGTTTACACATTCCTGAATAAGCATCCTGAGATAAAACAATGCTTAGTGGACGAACGCGAAAAGATGATTGATAATGTCGAGTCCGCTTTATACAATCAGGCGCTTGACGGCAACACCACTGCAATGATTTTCTTCCTGAAAACACAAGGCAAGGGGCGCGGATATATTGAGCGCCAAGAGGTTACAGGAGCAGACGGCGCTGATGTTGTGCTGAAGGTAATCTACGACAACAAGCCTGATGCCTGAGTATGAGATACATCTACCGACACCGCACGCGAAGCAAGGCACGTTTATTTCCAGCAAGGCTAAGCGTAAAGCGATCAGAGCGGGAAGGCGCGGCGGTAAAACTGTCGGAGTGAGTGTATCTGCAACTGAGCGGTTTTTGAGTGGTAAGCGCATATTGTACGGTGCTCCCACATCGGAGCAGGTTGAAAGGTTTTGGACCACTGTAACAAGGGCGTTGCGCGTACCGATTGACGCGGGTGTGTTTTACAAGAATGAGACAGAACACATCATTGAACTGCCAGGCACAGAACAACGCATTAGAGCAAAAACATGTTGGAGTCCTGACACATTGCGCGGCGATTATGCCGATGAGTTGTACCTTGACGAATGGCAGTTGATGGACGAGGCAACATGGGGCGAAGTAGGGGCGCCTATGCTACTCGACAACAACGGGAACGCGACATTTATTTACACACCTCCAAGTCTGCACTCCCGAAGTGTTAGCAAGGCGCGCGACCCACAGCACGCCGCAAAGTTGTTCAAGAAGTTTTTAGCAGAACAGGCAGCAGGTAACCCAAGATTCGCAGCGTTTCACTTTACTAGTCACGACAACCCGTATTTGAGCAAAGAAGCGTTGTCGGAAATAACAGGGGACATGACCTCACTTGCTTATCGCATGGAGATCATGGCAGAGGATGTTGACGCGGCTCCCGGCGCATTATGGAAGCGTGAGGACATTGACAAGTATCGTGTACTCAAAGCGCCGGAATCATTAGCAAGGGTAATTGTAGGGGTTGACCCGTCCGCAACATCAGGCGGGGATGAAGCAGGAATTGTGACTTGCGGCATTGAAGGGGAAGATTACTACACGTTAGCGGATGATAGTATTCAAGGCTCCCCGGATACCTGGGCGCGCGCAGCGGTAACCGCCTATTACCGTCACCGAGCGGATTGCATAGTCGCTGAAAAGAATAACGGGGGCGAAATGGTTACGTCCGTTATTCACCAGGTAGACGCAAATGTCAATGTCAGATTAGTCTGGGCAAGCAGGGGCAAGGCAACACGAGCGGAGCCGATAGCAGCGATTGCAGAACAAGGGCGTGATCACCATGTGGGTACGTTTGCGAGTCTTGAAGATGAATTGTGCATGTGGTTACCTGGGGATACGTCCCCGAACAGGTTAGATGCGAAAGTGTGGGCGATGACTGAACTATCTGAGACGGGTGTTTCAATCGCGCTTGATGATCCTAGTAACTAAGGAGCGTGTATGGCGAACATTGTCAAACAGTATATCGTAGATACAGTCAATCAGATGTTCGGGTTGAGTGGTAAAGACGCGTTGGAAGAGACACATATAGCGCGGCAGCAAGAATTATCCGGGTTGATGAGTTACTACTACGGGAACCAGCGCAAGCCGCTGAAAATATCCGGGTTAGGCAAAGATTACAACGTCATCACCAACCACACGAAAACGATTGTCGACAGGTCAGTATCAATGCTGTTTGGTGCAGGCGTTGAGTTTGACTTACCGGGTGAGGGTGAATCCGAGCAGGATAAGGTTATTGCTACCACGTGGGACGCGAATAAAAAGGACGTGTTACTGCATGATTTGGGGCAGTTTGGAGGCATATACGGCACACCTGCGATCAAGATAATCCCGAATGGTAAGGTAGCAATGGACGGCACGGTTACCAATCGACTTGTCGCGCTGAACCCGTTCAACTTGACCATCCACACAGCGCATGATGATATTGAGAATGTGCTGGCATACGTGTACCGTTGGAATGATGGTGACACAGCATGGCGTGAATTGACAGAGAAGGGTTACAAATACGTTGACGAGGACGCTTCAAACAAGGTTGATTTATTGAAGTGGACTATCACAACGCAAAAATTGAGTAAGGAAACTGGAAGTAAGTGGGAGAACGTAGACAATCCGATAATTTGGGATTATCCATTCCCCCCTATCGTTCATGGTAAGAATCTACCAAACGCTGGCAACGTGTACGGATATTCCGACATCGAAGGCATTATAGATTTACAGGATAAGTACAACGAAGCGCGGAGTAACATCAACAAGATTCTAGCCTTGCAAGCCTGGGCACAGAAGTGGATTATTGGCGGCAAATTCCCGCGTTTCAAGGACACAGACGGCAAAGAGTACCTTGATGTTGGACCCGACAAGGCGCTGGAAATAACTGGCGGAAACGAACACACGAAACTTGGCATATTACAACCATCCGGTGACCTCACTTCATCCCGAGACCACGCCAACGACATCCGCCGCGACTTCTTTGAGATAGCCGCAACTGTAGACAGTGAGAGTGTCAAAGATAAGGTTGGGGCGCTGACTAACTTTGGGTTACGTGTGCTGTTCAAGAATGAGATAGCCAAGAACGCAACGAAGCAGTTACTTTACGGGGATCTGTTACTGACCGTGAACAATCGACTGTTGCAACTGGCAGGGTTTAGCGGTGCAGAAGCTGACCCCGGCGAAGTCAAGTTTGGCGACCCGCTGCCCGAGAATGACGTTGAAGCGGTGCAAACTTTGCAGAGTGAAATGGGATTAGGCATCCGCTCGAAAGAGACCGCAGCGAAATCACGCGGCATTGATTGGGAAGATGAACAAAATAGATTAGCGAAAGAGAAACAAGCAGCCGGTAATGTGGGCTCCTCAATCATTCGTAACTTTTTGGCAGGGAAGGGACAATAATGTCGTTTATTTGCGAAGGCTGTTTTCGACCACAAGAAACCTATGATAAACCAGTCAGGTTTGTGTCAGAAACGCGTGAAAAAATTTATCCAAAACGCTATGCAAAAGACGGTAAAACCGTTATTGACAATGGCGGAAAAGGAATAGAAATTGTTAAGGAAATGAATTTATGTGGGTACTGTAGCGCAATTGTTTTTACTAATGGTCTTTCTGGGATTGGCGATAAGAGATGATTAGAAGGCGTTCTATGCAACTCGTCTCCGCTTCCCTGAACTGTGTCTGGTCTCGCAAACCAGCCAAGATACCCTCGTGGTGTAGCAAAATTCGGGCGATACCGAGCCACGAGGGAAGACCAAATAACCGTCTGGGAGACGAATAAATGAATAAAAATATGGAACTTATAAATAAAAAGACAGAGATGGAAAAAGAACTCTTGGCTCTTATATCGTCATGGAGAGCTACTTTGTTCAGAGACCACGGAGTACAAATCGAGAGCGTTTATGTAAATATTGAGAACACAACTGCGTTTTACAATAGTAGCGATAATTTCGCATTAAGAAACGTAGTGGTTAAATTGACAGTCTAATGCCCGCTAAACTGACTGACGTCTGGAATAAACTGAAAAACGAAGCCGATGACGCTGACTCGCTGGTATTGGAGCGCATGGCGAACGCATACGCAACTGGCTACATGAGGATTGACCCGCAGGTACAGGCGCTCACAGAACAACTGGAAGCGTTGCAGAAGATTGACAAACTAACCACAGCACAGGTGAAGCAAAGCGCGGCATACAAGAATCTGATTGCATCGGTGACACGCGAACTGGATGATTACTCCGCATACATGCGCACAGAATTGAGCGCGGCGGTAACAGATTCCGCAAAGCGCGGGATGTTCGCGGGAAACGAGTTGCTACTGGCAGGCGTGGCTCTAGCGCTAGGGATAGAGGTCAAGGATATACCGAAAGACACCATCCTCCGCCCGAATGACAAGACGCTTGATTTTCTCGCAAAGTATCTTGACCCAGACGGCGCGTTATTTGGCAAGATTTACAATCAGGCGGGATTCTACGCTGATGAAATCGCCGCCGGAATATTGGAGCGTGTCGGGCAAGGATTGAACCCGCGTGTGATTGCGAACTGGATTACTGATGAGTATGGGTATCCCCTCACAGACGCCATGAGACAAATGCGCACAAGTCAACTTTATTCCTATCGGGAAGCGAACGCGAATACTCGAAGAGAAAATGCAGACATCCTTGAAGGTGATGTTTGGTGTGCCGAATTAGACGACAGGACGTGTGATAGCTGTATAGCAATGCACGGCACGGTTGCCCCCGCCGGGACGGTCTGCAACGACCATCATCTGGGCAGATGCGAATATTTGCCGTGGGTCAAGGGAATGCCTAACCCTATCGAACAAACGGGAGCCGAGTGGTTTACGCAGCAGGATGAAGCCACACAGCGCAACGTCATGGGTGACGCGAAGTTTGAAGCATGGAATGACGGCAAGTTTGAGTTTAGCGCGTTGTCACGAGAGTATGAGAATGACGTGTTTGGGACAATGAGAGGCAGTACACCATTGAAAGATTTGATTGGAGAATAATATGGCAGAGATTGTAAAAGGTAATTCAATGTTCAATGTCGATTTTTACAGCGTTGGTACAGGATTCAAAAAAGATGAAGAGTACAAGCGGTACAGATACGCTTATGTGATTGCCGCAGACCTTGACGCAGCGCAAGCGATTGCCACAAAGAATTGCGAAGAGGATGAGGTTGTTGTCGGTATCCGTGAGAATATGGACGCTAAGGTGTACTTGTAGAATGTCCGACACCGCTTTAGCTGAAATTGTCTGTCGCGCCCTGATAATGATTGTCAAGGCGATAATCAAGAAGTATGCGCTGAATATCAAGACGTTTAGCGAATAGCTGCCATTTTGCATAATAGGAGATTACTGACTTACTGGTTACGATGATTACATAAATAATCCTTGATGAGGTCGCGAAACTATCAACATTATTGAATCACACGTGACGCTAGTTAGTGGAATCCGGGTGTGCGTCCCGGCAAGGATACGGATAACGAAGCACTCTTACGAAGTTATCTACTTATCAAGTGAAATTACTGTGTGTGCGGCGTGGTGGGAACACGTTAGGGTTACTACGTAACAGACGCAAAAAGAGTAACGACTCTTTCCCTAAAAACGCATGAGGCGAGTCACACAAGAGGCGAGCTACTTCGATCAGGTTCAAATCCTGACACACACTTTGTAATAACAACCGAATAGCACCAAAGCCCCGCTATCCAGCCGCGCTTATTTTCCCAAGATGGGAGAGTAAGCGCTTTTTATTTTATCTAAGGAGAATACGCAATGACTGAAGAAACAAAGGCTACTGAGACAGTGGCAAAGATTGAAACCGAAGTCGTGACTGAGCCAGCCAAGACCGAGGTGACCACCGAAACAGAAATAGGCAAGGACGGGCAACCGTTTGACGCTGCCCGTGCAATGGCAACCATCGAAGCCCTACGAAAAGAGAATAGGGAATTGAAGCCGAAAGCGAAAAAGGCGGATGAGTTTGAGAAAGCCGAAGAAGACCGCAAAACAGCCGAGATGTCTGAATTGCAAAAGGCGCAAAAACTCATTGACGATCTGACCGCCAAGACCAAAGCCGCTGAACTGCGCGAACTACGCCGCAAGGTTGGTGAGGCTGCCAAAATACCCGCTGACATTTACGACCTGCTCCCAGAGGGGACAGAGGACGAAATGAAGGCGAAGGCAGAAGCAATCGCAAAGGCTTTACCGAAACCACAACCAGGACTATCCGCAACGAATCCGGGCGCGTCAACAGGAACCGTCACAGACGAACAGCGCCGGGCATTCATTTACGGGAACGGTCCATTACCCAACTAAGGAGCAATTATGACTGCAGGAATGAACTTGTGGAGTGACGTATCCGCCATCGCTAACGCGGTGCAGGAAAACGCACTCTTCGCAATAACCGACAGCGCCCTTATGCCCAACCTGATCTCCGTTCGCGGCGATGTGGCTGGCATGAACCCGCGCAAATTGTACGGGTACAACGCAGGAGCAATGAAACAACTTGCCGAAACTGACGACCTGGCAAGCTCGACCATCACCCCCTCCCTGCTCGCTACCCTCACACCGTATGAATACGGTGATCAGTATTTCATCAGCGACCAACGCGCCCGCAGTGAAGCCCCGGAAGATATTATCCGTGACGGCGCCTCCGCCCTCGCGTTTGCCGCAGTTGCAGAGGTTGAAGCCGACCTCGTTGGTGACATGGCAAGTCTGACTGGTGGAACCATCGGAGCCGCCGGGACTGCAATTACCTGGGGTTACGTGGCAGCTGCAATCGCACGCGCACGCAACGCCAATAAATCAACCGTCATTCCTCTGTCCGTTGTGATTCATGGCTATCAGGCTGCGGTGCTGGCAAAGGCTGCAAGTGTGGCTGGTGCAACTGTGATAACCACGCCCGCAACCAATGACGCTATCACTCGCGGTGGAATGTCCCAGGCGTTCAGCTTCATGGGCGTCCCCATCTATCAATCGTTTGTGTCCCCTGATACATCCGATGATTTCACTGGCGGTGTGTTCCCACGTAACGCTTTGATGCTTGACTGGCGCGATCCGTTCAAGGTTCACCCCCAACGTGACGAATCACGGCGCGGGCTGGAATTGAACTTTGTCGGCTCTTATGCTCACGGTGTTTACCGCGCTGCTTTAGGCGTGAAGATGATCTTTGACGCCACTGCCCCGACCAGCTAATAGGAGATGACAAATGGCTAATCATGTTCAATTCGTAAGTGCAAACGTAGGGGCGCTATCTAACGCGCTCCGCCCGATATTCCTCATTCCCACTGGTCACGGTGGAATCCGAGTAGTCGGGTGCAACTACACCAATCCTGGTGTAGGTACTTCATGGGTGTCACTGGTTGACCTCGGTACTTCTGGAACCGCTGTTAGCAAAGTTATTGCTGATGGTGGAACCGCCGTATCCGTTGCAGCCGTCCCCGCTGAAATCACCGTAACCGCCGCCAACGCATTTGTTGACGAAGGTCACTGGGTTGGCGTGAAGGAAAACAACATTGGGGCGATGAATGCCGTCGCAATTGTTGACGTGGCATTCCTGCCCGGTAAATAAGTAAACAAGGGACTGGATAGGGTAATTCCCGAAAAGCTGCCCCCTCCCCAGCCTGCCAGTCCCTACTTGGGAGCCTAACAGAGGATTAGGAAAATGAATAGAGAGAATGTTACTAAAGCATTAGAACTTTATAGCGAGTTTATAAAGGCTATTTCAACCGAACAATTTGGGGCAAAGTTTATAGATTTTGCAAGTGAAATAAAACCAATTGTATCTTTAGAAATAAGAGCCATAAGTTCGGCTGGTATTGTGTATGTTGCATCGGTGACTAAAAACCAAGAAATATGTAAAGAATTTCTTGAGCACTATAAAGAAATAGAACATGACAATGGCGACATGACCGAAATTGGCTATATGGCTCAGCAAAATGTGGCGGTGCTACATGACTAAAACACAAGCGAAAAGCACATTAACAACTGAAAAGAATCTGACTATTTCGTGGTTCTCAAACAGCCCTTTTTACGCTACCGGATATGGTTGTCAGACTAGATTGTTTGTACCGCGTCTGCAAAAAGCCGGATACAGCATGAGTATTTCGTCATTCGCGGGATTATCAGGACACACGCTTGACTGGGTTGACGGGATAAAAATATACCCGAACGCGCGACACAGGTACGGTCAGGATGTGTTAGAACAACACGCTAAGACCGCAAAAGCAGACGTGGTTATATCCCTCATGGATGCGTGGGTGTGTGAGCCTGATCAGTTTCCTAATACGAAGTGGATACCCTGGTTTCCTATAGATTCTCACCCTATCACGACAGGGAACGCAGAAGCCGTAAAGCAAGCGTATAAAAGAATCGTTATTTCAAAGCATGGCGCCAAGATGATGGATGATGCCGGGATGGATTATGACTATATCCCTCATGGCGTGGATACAGACGTATTCAAACCGCTTGACCGCTCCGAAGTCAGAGCCAAGATTGACTTCCCCGAGGATAAATTCATTGTTGGCATGGTCGCGGCTAACGTAGGATTTCCCCCGCGTAAGGCGTTCGCTGAAAACATATCCGCATTCAAGATGCTGCATGACAAACACCCTGACACAATGCTATACCTGCATACCGCTGATGGTACGCGCGGCGAAGGGTTTGACATTCCCGCCTTCTGCCAATTCATAGGGCTGGAAATAGGCAAGGATGTAATTTTAGCCAACCAATACCATTACGCATCGTTGAGTTACCCGGATGGTGCAATGAACCTGCTTTACAACGCAATGGATGTGCACCTGTTGTGCTCAAAAGGTGAAGGGTTTGGAATTCCTATTTTGGAAGCGCAAGCGGCAGGCTGCCCGGTGATCGTTGGCGACTGGTCCTCAATGGGCGAGTTGTGCTTCTCGGGATGGAAACTTGACCGCGACACAGAAGCGGAGCCGGAATATACACAATACGGCGCTTATTGGTTTGTCCCTCACATTGGAGCTATTTATCAAAAGTTAGAGAATGCTTACCAGAAAAAAGGTAACAAAATTTACCGCGAACGCGCCCGCGCGGGTGCAATGGCTTATGACGCAGATCTCATTGTTAAAGATTTCTGGGTTCCTTACCTCGATAAATTGGCAGAGGAAGTCCACGACCCCGTAAAGGGACACATGCACAAGTGGGGCAAGACTGGATTGTATAACCCTGATGGTTCCATGTCCGTTCCATGTTTAGGGTGCAATGACGAAATGAAGGGTAACGAGATTATCAAAGACGGCTTCGCAAGTAATATCGGGCTTGACCTCGTACCTGATTCAGACGGCTTGACCAAGATTATCAGCCGCGAAATTGAGAAGGATTACAAGTTAGACAACCTCGACTTGAAAGCCGGGGATGTGGTAATCGACATCGGAGCGCATAAAGGAATTGTCTCGTGTTACTTGGCTAAAAAGTATCCTGGTATCAAGGTAATCGCATTCGAGCCGAATGAAGAAAACTACAACGCCATGATTGAGAATATCGAGCGCAATAAATTAGAAGGTATCACCGCTGAATTATGCGCTATCACCAAGAATGGCAGGAACGTGACTGTTAGCACAGACAAGAATAACAGCGGCGGCGGGATGATATTCGATGGTGGTGAAGTACCGTCTACCACGCTTGAAAACGTGTTCAAGACGTATGAGATTGACCGGGTTGCGCTTCTTAAGTCTGATTGTGAGGGAAGCGAATTCGAGATATTTGAAAACGCGATTGACCTATTGAAACGCGTAGATGCTTTTCGCGGAGAAATACATAGGGGGGCTGGAGATGCGGACAAGTTGCTTGCGGCTATCAAACAGCGCGTTACAAACACAATTGTTACCATTCAAGGATAACCGATGACCAGCGCAGGAATATATAAAATCACCAACCTTGTTGACGGTAAACAATATATTGGACAGTCGATAAATATAGAGCAGAGGCGATGTTCTCATTACTCAATGCTTGATAAAAATAAACATCCTAATTTACATTTACAAAGAGCCTATAACTTGCTTGGTAAAGAAAACTTCATGTTTGACATTGTTTTGTTCTGTGAAAAGGAAGAACTAACAAGATATGAACAAGCGGTGGTTAATTTCAGTAAAAATATTTATAACTTCAGGTTAGAGTGTACCGACAGTAATAAAGGAATAAAGTTTTCAGCAGAGTCTCTTGAAAGAATGAGAATATCTCATACTGGGTTAAAGCATACGGAAGAGGCAAAAAGAAAAATATCAGAAAAAAATAAGGGTAAAACAATATCTGAATTTCAAAAACAACAACTTTTGAAGTCTCATTTAGGAAAACCTCTTTCTGATGAAGTAAAGAAAAAACTATCCATAGCGCTAACTGGAATAAAACACAGCCAAGAGTCGATTGACAAGGTCGCTGCAACACACACAGGAATGAAGCGTTCTGTTGAATCCAGAAATAGAATGTCGATTGCCGCAAAAAAACGCAAAGCGCGTGAGGCTTTAGAAAAACTAACTTTTGGGATTGCACAATGAGAACGCCTGCAGAGACAAAGAAACTGATTAGTAAGTATCTGAAATGGTGGATTAAATATACCGGATTAGGGTATCAGACAGTCAAGGTTGTGTTTGTTGACTTCTGGGAAGGCGGAATGAGTTGTGATGCAATCTGCGACACTAACTGGAAATACATGGAAAGCACACTCACATTCAATATAACCCACATGCAGGATCGGTCTGACGAAGAGATTGAAGAAACGGTTGTACACGAATTGATGCACATATTTCTAAACGAGATGCGAGCAGACGAAAACACTGACGACATTGAGCACGAAGAACGGGTAGCGTCCTCACTTCAAAAGGCGTTCATGTGGGTAAAGGGAGCGAAATGAGCGAAAAAGACTTCAAGAAATTACTTGTGCTTTTTACTTTAGTCGCGGTAATGTGCGGTTGTTGTTTAGGGGGCGTTCTTTTCAGAGCGATTGATTTACTTATGGTAGCGAAATGAGTTTATCCATCTTGTGTGTCACCAACGCGGAACCGCACGCCGGATTATTCATCATGCGGATGCACAGGCTGGCGACCATCCTTAATTGTGAATTCGTAATTGGATTAGACGGCGAGAATGCGCAAAGTGGGTGCCTTAGAAAGTTTGCAGACGTGGCAATCGACCTACCCGCGCACGATGTACCTTTGCAGGAAATGGTATCAGATTTAGCCGTGAATGCCTGCTCAGGTGATTATGTTTTACGGCTGGATGATGACGAAGTTGTCAGTCCGGCGTTGGAAACGTGGCTCCGACAAAAGAAGTATGAGAGCGGTAACCTGTTCGCGTTTCCCAGGGTGTACATGTACCCCGACAAGTATCACACACTTTGCAACGATGGGATATACCCTGATTTACAGACGCGGTTAGGGTTGAAACAGAATATGCTCGGGATTAATTTCATTCACGCCGGAAATCCCAACGGCTGCGGACAAGTTGTCCCCTACGCTATCGAGCATCACAAGTTACTGGTCAAGTCATACGAGCAACGCAAAGAGATAGCGGACAGGTACGAGGCAATCAGGGAAGGCGCGGGGACACTGCCACATTACGCACGGTACAACATGCCGGAATTGATTTATGACAAATTGGAAACGCAGGATTACTTCGATGGAGATTATGCAGGATGAAAACATTCCACTTGTTGCGAATTGAAGATGAGTCGGGAATTTCGGGAACTGGCATTGTTGCTGAGGGTGTGGTTTTTTCGGAGGGGAAGTGTGTGCTGGTTTGGCTAACAAAGTTCAAGTCTATTACGGTCTATGACAGTATTCAAGAATTAGAAAACATTCATGGACATAACGGAAAAACAATAATCGAATGGAATAAGGAATGATAAAACGCCCGCACGGTGAAACGAACGTCACGCTTGCCTGCCAAAACTCATGTGTAGGATGTAACCACTTCATACCCATGCAGAAGCCGTATTTTATCGAGCCGGCCACGTTAGAACGTGACCTCACCGCAATGGCTAAGATAGTCCACTTCGACCGCTATAACCTTGTGGGCGGTGAGCCTACATTGCACCCCGACATCATGGAGTTGTTGCAGATTGTCAAGGATTCAGGCATAGCGGATACCCTTGAAGTTACATCCAACGGGCAGAACATCTACAAAATGCCGGACGCGTTCTTTGAGATATTGGATGAATTGATCATCACGCCATATAAACTCGGGGAGCCTGAAAGAGCCTATATCACCGCGAAGTGTGAGCGGGCTGGAACATCCCTACAATGGCATCCGGTGATATTTACGGAGTGTGCATACAAGGAACCGTCACCGCAGGACATAGCACAGGGGCGCTTCAACGCCTGTTGGTACAACATCAACCGTCACGTGATTGACGAAGGATATTTTTACCGTTGCTGTACCGCGCCGTTTATCCCTTCAATATTATTAGGACTGCCAAAAGAGACTGACGGGATCGCGATTGAGGAACTGACCGAACAAGCATTAGCGGATTACTTATCCACGAGAGAAGTCCCTGCGTCCTGCTTTGTGTGCGCGTCAAACATGGGGAATCGTATCGAATGGCGCGAGAACCGTGATAACTGGCTAAATGAGAGTGTAAAATGACAGAATTAATTGGTAAGAATTTATTGATAAACTGGATTACGACAGGCGGGACTATCGACTTGAGCGGAGACTTTCGCGCGGTTGGTTATAACCCGTCTGTCAAACTGTTAAACATAACTACTGGTAGTGCTACATTTGAGGATTACCTGGTATTGACTAAAGATACAAAGGTTTCCTACCGTGGCGTGATGCAAACCACCGTAACTACTATTGAGGACTCGTTAGAAGCGGGCACGTTTGGAACATTGATAATCCAACCCGAGGGGACTATATCTTGTAAACGAAAATACACGATCCCTGCTTTTTCTCTGGGTGGTAATGTCAACTGGCCATTTGATGACACTGTAGAAATATCATGTGACTTCCAGGGAGCCGGAACCCCTACTATTAGCACCAACTACTTGGGACCGCTACTTGATTTATTCACAGGTGACGGTGGTCAAGTTGGCATTGAACGGGTTGGTACGTCCTACTGGTTGTACTCTCCAATTCAAGACGGAAGGTATCACGGGACAAAGCTCACTCCGTTTACAGTTTCTGGGAAAACGGACATCGCGGTCTCTACAATGGAAGATCGTATTCCGATGGCATCAGTCAAAGACAATAATGCGACTTATGCAGTAAAAACAGGAACATGGACCAATGACGCTGCTCAAGCGCTTGCTTATGGTGGTACTTACAGTTTTTGCTTAACCGCAGGTGGGTATATCACATTTACCACTCCCGCGAACGTCAAGAGGGTGGGTATAAGGCACGTGAAGACTACTAATGCCGGGCTTGTTCTAGTTTCGATTGACGGAGACAATACATTAGCGGATTTACTCTCAACCGCTCAAGATTTAGTGGACGCAGGAACGTTCCCGAATACTATCCTGGTGGCAAATGGCGGTACTCTCAATCCAACTGACAGGGTAATTGATATGTACTCCGCCGCCGCTGATTATGACGTGAAACTTAAACTTGCAAATGATTTAACGGCCGGTGTTCATACAATTGTATTGTCCTATACGGGGTATAAAAGAGACGCTTCAAGCGCCACTAGACTATACATTACCGGAATGTACTATAACGGTACATCAGTAACAGTCGCAACCGCCGGGATATTTATGGAAACCCAGCAATTAGTTGGCGCTGCGGCTGGCGCTTCGGTATATGAGGCTGTACAGCACATAAAACCAACAGGGGCGACCAATAGCGAGTGGGTAGGGCATGGTCACGGAAATACTGTACTAAATTCAACAGTTATAACGGTGGATGGCGTTGCGGTAACTCCTGCCGACGGCAGTATTACGGCTGGCACTGTTATCTCGTTTGCAAGGAATTCCAGTCTGTATCATTCTGAGATTGGAGCCGGAGCAACCATAATTGGTACGTCTATTACTACGTACTATCCGACTGCTACCGAGGGATTGCGAATAACCACACAAACAACTTGGGCGTTGGGTGGAGTCACAATAACAGTATATCCCGCCATGTTCCCAACTGGTATCTTTATGGAGAAGGGGGCTAATATAGCCCTGCCAGGACAATCCGTAACGCTAAGCGCAGATGACGAATCGAAGGTAGTAAATGCCAAAAGTCCGGCAGGTTATGTTTATGATTCTGACGGGTATTATGCCGCGCTGCTTTACACCCCTGACCTGGCGCTAAACGTTAGTGATTATTCCCAGATAACGGGCGGGTATTACTTATTCACTCAAGACAGATCTGTCGCAACATTCAACAAAATTTATCAGACAAAGATAGATAACGTTGTTCCGGTTGCGTATGCTATTGGCGAGGTCTGGAATTCCGATGCACAATGGCGAATATTCAGACGCGCTAATACGTTGACACTGCCACTATAAAAGGGAATAAACAAGGAGCAACATGACCGCTAGAGCAGGAATGAGTACGTTACTGACAACCTTACGAGGCATGACCAACGCAGGGACGGCGGATTACACCGTTGGCTCCGCTACGTTTTGGAGTGATGACCAACTGCAAGCCGTGATGGACAGGTATGTTACTCCAGTCAGGGATGAAGTAATAAGCGGTATCCCAATCATGGCGGGCGGAACGGTCAATTATCTCGACTACCAGTCTAACAACCGATTCTTCGAGACAACCGTTGGCGGTACATCCAGGTTCATTATCCGTGACATTGGCGGTACGGCACAAGGTACAGCAAATTGGAGCGCGGATTACGAAAAGGGATTGATCAGTTTCACCGCTGACACGAAGGGGACGGCTTACTTCTTAACCGGATTCTCTTATGACGTTTACGCCGCCGCCGCCGATGTGTGGTTCCAGAAGGCAGCACACGCGAGTGAGATGATCGACTTCTCAACCGATGGTCACAGCATCAAGCGCGGTCATGTGGCTACCATGTGCATGAAAATGGCTCAAAGATATGAGAGCATGGCAAGCGTGTCAATGAGTACGCCTGTCGAATTAGTCCGCGGAGATATGACATGACGCAGGGATTATCCGCCGCCGAACTTGCACAGATACGCGCTGATATTGGTCAACTATTCCCTGATACTTGTAGCGTGCTCGGTATCACGCGAACCAGTGACGGCGCGGGTGGATGGACTGACACGGCGGGGACAATCACAGGCGGCACGGCTGTACCCTGTCGCCTCGACTTCCCCAATCCGGGTAAAGAGGCAATGGCAGCCGGAGCGGTGCAATCATTCAAGACTGGCATAGTCTCAATGGCTTATGACAAAACGATCACCACCGCCAACCAGATACAGATAGGCACGGATACCTATAACATTGTCGGCGTGAACACTAACCAGTCGTGGATTGGCGTCAAGCGTTTAGCAGTGGAGAAGATACCTTGATATTCAACATGAAGATTGACACGAAGCCTTTAGCGCAGTATGAGAAATCCGCTGTAGAAAAGGCGAAGAAAGCGGTCAAGAAGAACGCGCTGGCAATCCAGGCGAACGCCGCTCAAAACGCCCCGGTGGATACTGGCGCGTTGAAGAACAGCATATCTGCATTGCCAGAAGGCGGCGGTGAGAATTGGTCAATACAGGACGGCGTAAATTATGGTATATGGCAAGAATTAGGAAGTTCACGAGGCGTACCTGCGATTCATTTTCTCGGTAACGCCTGCGAGAAACAAGCGGATAAGTTTTTCAATGACGTAAAGGAGGCGCTAAAGTGAGTTTACACGCGCTGAACACGGCACTTTATTCACGATTAGGCGGTACTGCTACATCAGCAGGGACAAGTGTTTTCTTCCTCAAAGCGCCTGACAATCACCCGTTCCCCTACGTTGTCTGGGATTACACCGCAGATCTTGACGATAACGACAACCCGAACAGGACTAAAAACGATGTGCTGTTCATCCGGGCGTATGCCGCTTCACCCTCCACAGCCGGAACGATTGACGGGCAAATTGATACCCTTCTACACCACAAACCGTTGACAGTAACAGGCTTTACAAACTTCTGGCTGGCGCGTGAAAGCGGATATGCGTTACCTGAAAAGGATGCGTCGGGAAGGGAGTCTTACATGGTCGGTGCTGAATACAGGATTCGACTGGACTCAACATGAGATAAATGACAACTGAATAGCAATCAAGCCCCGCTTTAGTAGCTGCGCCTGCGATTTACCGGAATGGTAACGTGGGCGTTTTTTATTCAAATCACACAGGAGTATAAGATGGCAGAAATCACAGGTAAGGATTTAGTAATCAACTGGTTCCCCTCATCCGGTGGCACCATCGCGTTAAGCGGTGACTTCCGCACGGTATCCTACACGCCAAGTGGCAAACTTGCCAACGCAACCGCAGGCGCTGACGCGTTTGAAAGTTACATCGGCACCGTGAAGGATACCAAAGTTTCCTACAAGGGCGTTATGCAGTCCGCAGGAACCGCGTTAGAAGATGCACTCGAATCCAACACATTCGGCACGCTTATTATCCAGCCGGAAGGCACCGCATCAGGGAAACGCAAGTACACCATCCCTGCGTTCGCTGGCGGAGCTAATATCTCATGGCCGTATGCGGATGTTGTTGAAATTTCCTGCGACTTCCAGGGCAGCGGTACACCCACCAAAGCAAGTAATTAAGGGGCGCTGACACATGGGAGAGATAACGCTTAGCAACGGTGTAAACACGGTTATTGACGTTGGCAAAATTACCTGGGGAGAATGGACAAAATTTTTCTCAGGTAAGGGTACACACAAAGAAGATAACTTGTTCCTCGAAAAGTGTACCGGAATCAAAGCCGATGAATTTGACCAAATGCTGCGGGATGATGTTCGTAGGATTGTCCAGTCAGTTCTAAAAGTTGGCAGTCAACCGTTGGCTGACCCAAAAAACTCTCAAAGCGCGTCTACCTCTCCCGAATAGGGCAGGAAGGCGCGCCTTTTGAGGATATGCGCTGGCAGTTAGCACAGACGTTCGGATGGACGCTTGAGTACGTTGACGCGCTGAAAATGGGTGATTTACATGAGTATTTACAGGTCGTGGACGGGCGCAATAAAGCGGCTGGTTCGGCATTCAATAAAAGGTAGGTAAATTTGGCGACCCGAGTTTCTTCAATATTAGCCGAGATCGGAATAGACAGCTCCAAGTTTACTTCCGGCGCGAATATGCTTAATGGTGACATTGGCAAAATTATCAGCAACCTCGGAAAGATAGGGGCTGCCGCCGTTGCATTTGACTTGATCGCAAAAGGATTAAAGTTTGCGGTCAACGAGGCTATTGGAGCGGAAGAGGCGACCACCAGGCTAAAGCAGGTGCTTGAATCCACTAATGGTGTGTCTGGAATGACAATCGACTCGTTAGAGGGAATAGCCTCTGCGTTGGCAAAAGTCACCATATACGACGACGACACGATCAAATCCGCCGAAGCCTTGATGCTCACGTTTACAAAAGTTAGCAGCGAAGTATTCCCAGATGCAATGGAAGCCGCGCTTAATATGTCCGCCGCGTTTGGTGGTGACTTGCAGTCGTCCGTAATCCAGTTAGGTAAAGCGCTGAATGACCCGTCAGGTATGGCGGCAATGAAACGGATCGGTGTGTCGTTCTCGGATGCTCAAATCCAAATGGCGAAGTCGATGTTTGAAGCCGGGGACATGGCTGGCTACCAAAAGTTAATCATGTCAGAATTGAATACCGAAGTTGGCGGCATGGCTGAGGCAATGGGTACAACCTACGCCGGGCAAGTTGCCATATTCAAAAACAACCTGGGGGAATTGGGTGAAACAGTTGGCGGTGTTGTACTCCCCTACATGGCGGAAACCGTAAGTGTAATAAACGACCTGTTTAATACACAATCAAAATTACTAGATGTTCAGGGTAAATATGCCGTTCAAATGAGTGCAAGCGGCGCTGGTTATGACGAATACAAGAAAAAGATAATTGACAACGCAAGAGCGCTTGGATTTTTGACGCTAAACAGCTACCAACAAATGCAGTTATGGGGCAAAGGTAATGCTATCACTAACGAAACTGCCGAAAAGATAGGGTTACTGTCAGAGCGCGAATACCGATTATCGCAGTATATGGACTTGTTGAAGGGTTCTATTCCAGAAGTAGCGACGCAAATGGGGCATCTTGGGGTTGAGGGTGAAGACGCCGCCTCTAGTGTGTCTGACCTTGCACAAGCGGCGCTAGACGCTGAAGACGCCATGAAGAAAATGTCAGACGCCAATAAAGACATGGTATCAATGGCAGCTTCATTTACACAGGCGGAAGAGACTTACCTTGAAGCGTCTCAATCCATAGCGGAAGAACGCGCCACGTTACTTGAACAACGTGCGCGACTGATAAAGCAGGGTTACAGCGAGACAAGCACTGCAATTAAAGGGGTTGACGCGGCATTAGTGACAAATGGCGTGAAGGCTGGAGAAGTTGCGGCTGCGCACGAAGATGCTACTCATAGAATAATTTTAGGCTACCTCGACCAGAAAGCAATGGCTGATGGCATTCTGACTGATGACGAGATGGAATGGCTACTAGCACAAGGCGTCCAGTGGGGCATCTATTCCGCTGACGCCATTTCAGAAATGCGAAGGGTGCAACGCGAGTGGGAAAATTGGGACCCAAATGACAAAAACGCCTCGTTCAATATAAACGTAAACGGCGGCGGTCCTGCGGCTCCTGGCAGTACAGATGCCGAAACCAATTATGGGTATGCCAACGGCGGAGACTTCATTGTACCCCCTGGCTACCCCAACGACTCATTCCCCATGAGAGTTCAATCCGGTGAACACGTGCAAGTTACTCCTGCGGGGCAATCCGGTGGTGGATACGAGCAGGAATTGTTAGCAGCTATTGAGTCTCTACCGCGCACAATCCGCGACTCAATACTACAGGCGGCAGGATGAGCGTTTACCTTACTTCGTGGAGCGTGTGGGTATATCTAAGCGCGGCATGGGTAGACATTACCTCATACGTGCTGCACAGGGACAATATTGGTCTCAAGTGGGGTATCAACGGGAATGGACCACTAGACATCCTGGCGAGCACCGGAACTATGACACTTACCCTAAACAACGCGGGCTGGAAATTCTCCGCTGGGCGTGCTGAATTAATGAGCGGGTTCAAGGTTGGCGTCCCCATAAAACTGGTGCAGACATTTGGCACAACTGATTATGTTAAGCGATTCTATATCGACAAAATAAAACCAACAACGGGGTTATACGGGCAGCGTTCGGTCAGGATCACGGCGGTTGACTGGCTGGATCGAGCCGCGAAATATCCTTTATTCGGGCTGGGCGTTGGGTATGACCAGACCGCAGACCAGGCGCTTGACACAATTATTGCGGCAATGCCCGCCGACCTTCGTCCGCTTGCAACCAGTTTTGACACCGGGCAGGTAGTATTCCCGGCAACATTTGACATGACCACTAATAAAACAGTAGCCTATTCCGAGTTTGCGAAAATTGCAAGGTCAGAGATGGGATTTATTTATCTCAGGCACGATGGGACAGACGGCGAAACGCTGGTGTTTGAGAATATGTATCATCGCAACGCTTCTGGCACAGCCTCTTTAAGCATATCAGACACTATGGTAGATGCCGATATAAACGATGGTGACGTTATTAACCAGGTGACGGTCACGGCTTATCCAAAGAAAATTGACTTGATTGGTGGCGGCGTGAAGGTGCTGTATGACCTGGCAACGCCCATGTTGGTAGGGTCGAATCAGTCTGTAGTATTCAGCTCAAATTACACAGATCCAAGCGGGGCGGGGCGTAGATGTAACGCTGACCCAGATACGATGGTCGACCCTGTAGCAACCACCGACTTTTTATGCAACACGAAAGCGGATGGCACGGGGACTAATATCACCGCAGATTGTACGGTAACAGCCGTCTACACCGCTTCCGGCGTCACGTTTACAGTAACAAATAATTCAACTCTGAACGGGTATATCACATTCCTCCAGGCGCGGGGATTGGGAATTTACACATATAACCCGATTGAGTCAATCGCCACAAGCTCAGTTAGTTATAACGAGTTCGGCTATCAACCAGAGACCATCAACCAGCCTTATCAGCGTGATCTTGTCTACGGTCAATTAATAAACCAATCTATTCTTGACGCCAACAAACAACCACATACCAGAATAAACAAATTGACGTTTTGCGCTAACGAATCAAGCGCAATGATGACCGCCGCGTTGAGCCTGGACGTTGGCGACCTGGTTGAGGTTGTAGAATCTCAAACTGGGCTATCTGGATATTACTATATCCAAAACGTAAGTCTAACAGTAATCGGAGGGAACATTATTATGTGCACATGGGTATTAAAGCTATCACTTACCCTGTTTATGGGATTGAGCCTGATCGGGGCTGAGTTCAACGCCGCGTCAACCGACATGATCGGATTCGGGTATTTGCCCGAGCTTATCAATAAAAACGAGCGCACTGTGGAGGCGTGGATATTCATTCACTCCGCCGGGGTGACCGAGGACGTGCAGATAATTGCAGGCGCGTTCTATGGCGTCAGCTCCACTGGTGGCGGATGGTTCCTGTATATGTCAGGCGATTCACTGGGATTTTATCAAGAAGCACCAACCACATCCGGGGCGTGGTTTTCATCCGTTGGGGCGTTACCTTATGACGAATGGGTGCATGTGGCGGTTACCCGTGACTGCACAACGGCCACTACCCTGCCAAAGATGTATATTAACGGCGTCGAAGATACCGGGGTTACCGAGGCGTTACGTCCTGGCGGAGCGATCAACGATGAAACAGGGGCGCAGTTTGCCATTGGAAATATGGACACCGCCGCACATCCGAAAACTTACCCGTTCGATGGCGTGATAGAGGATGTTAGATACTATGGCCGGATATTGAGCGCCGCTGAAATAGCAGCAGAATACGCCGATGTAACTGAAAACACAACCGGGCTGTTGTTCCAGGGTCCTGCGGTCAGGACTGCCGATCTTACATATTTTACAGATCACGTCATGGTGGCTGATGATAGGGTGATTGACAACATTTACGGGGTCGTTGGAAGCGCGTCTGATACGGTTACAACCCGTATCGCCGCGCAACCTAATTTGCCGTAAGAATGATTTGGGGCGGCATATGACATGTTCAGGCGCTTATGGTGGATTTGCTTGTTGGTGGAGGTTGGGATGATTTTTAGTGATTTTCCGATTAGGTTAGTTGATGTAAGCCAGTATCAGGATAGATACGATACCCCGTATAAACCCAACTTCGACAAGTTGATCGCCGAGGGGTTTAAAGGCGCTGGTATTCGCGTTGGTCTTGGCATTGTGGAAGATAGGATGTTCAAATCATACTGGCAATCAGGAAAAGGAAAGATTGCGAGAATGCCGTATTGGTACTTCGATTATTACTCTCACCGGGGCAAGGGAATGACAATCGAATCATGGGCAACCGTGCAAGCGGGGGAATGTTGGGATTCACTTAAAGCAGATCCTGGGGAATTACCGTTACACATTGACTGTGAGCCTTGTAGTTATGGTGGAGCGATAACAATCTTGAATTCGTCTGAATACGCAAGAGGTGTTAAGGCATTCATGGTCGAGTATAAAAGGTTGTCTGGCAGGAATGTTAGTATGTACTTCTCGCCAGGATTTATGTGGGTGTTTGGCGACTGGTTCAAGGATTCCGATTTATGGCTGGCGTGGTACAACAAGACGGTTACTTATCAGAAGATATTGGATAAACTTATTTATTGGAAATGGCGCGGGCGCGTGAAGCTGTGGCAGTACGCTTCAGATGGTGACATAAATAACGATGGAATAGCGGACGGGATGAAATTAGGTATGGAGTCCGCCGCCCTCGATCTAAACGTATTCCTGGGAACGGTTGACGAGTGGAAGTCATGGCTTGGAGTGCCGACAAGTGAAGATGAAATCATCGACATGTCAAATGTTATGAATATCCAACCATTCTCACAGCAAGACGCGAGATGGAAAGATAACCATTTTGGGACTACAACGATTGGCGCTGATGGATGTTTGATAACTTGTGTATCAATGATGCTGAAACATTTGGGGTATGACACAGATCCGGCAAGGTTGAACACATGGCTTATTGCCAACAGTGGATATTCCGGCAACCTGTTTGTCTGGGCTTCAATCGAGCGGTTACTCCCAGGATTGAAATTCACCGCGAAGTATACAGGTCCACAACTGGATAAAATTGACGAATCCCTGGCAAAGAAAATACCCGTCATGGTACACGTGGACTATAACCCTGATACATCTTTGGTTGAGCAACACTGGGTATTAGTTGTGGGTAAGTCTGGCGCGTATTACGTCATTATTGACCCGCGTGACGGTTCACGGGTACGCTTCGAGGATGTTTACGGCGATCCTGCGACACACATTTACAACGTAGCGACCTATTCATACGCCGCGCCTGTAACCGCTTTCACAGACGCTGAAAAGTTGGCGAAATTATGGCAATACCATCCCACTTTGCACTAGGAGTTGAGTTATGGCGTCTTCAGTTACAAACAATCAGATATTCACCGAATTAACAAAAGTGTCCGTTGCCGTTGCCAGGATAGAGGGGCGCGTGAAAAACGTTGAGGACTCCACTACCGACCTGATGAAAATAGTTGTCAAGGGTAACGGTAAGCTACCACTGACTGAGCGCGTGCAAAAGTTAGAGGATAGGAATTGTAGTGACGACGCGGATAAAAAAGCTGCCGATGATATGGCAGATGCCGTGAAAAAAGAGGTCAAGGCAAAGCGCGAGAAGTGGTCAACCCGGACTTGGGGCATCATAGCCGCCATAATAACGTATCTCATTATTCAGTCCATCACACTTTTAAATTTGTTTCAGAGGGTTGCGGCGATAAGGTAATTGCTACGTTTGCGTACTAGTAGAATCCCGCGTTTACCTATACGATGGTGTTAACTGCCATTTTGCATACTATTCTAACGATGAATGAATGTGTACGATGGAATTGACAAGGAGCGATTATTGAATATCGACAGTAAACAAGTTGGGGCTATTACCACTTTTGTAATTGACGGCACAGAACAGAAATTCTTTTTCACATCAGACGTGCATTTCGACAGCGTGTACTGCAATCGCAAAGCATTCTTTCAAGATCTGGATACAGCAATATTCCAAGACGCGGCAATTGTTATTGTTGGTGATTTTTTCGATGCGATGAATGGTAGATTTGACCCGCGCCGGGACATGAGCGCGTTGCGTCCTGAATACCGCCGGGCTGATTACTACGATTATGTGGTAATGGATGCTGCTAATCAACTGGAGAAATACGCAAAGAATATTGTGCTTATTACCCCAGGCAACCATGAATTATCGGTGCTGAAGAACGCGAATACTTATTTATCCGATAGGTTGGTGAGTGCGCTGAATGCACGCGGCGGGAATATCCTACACGGCGGTTATGGTGGATGGATACGGGTAATGATGCGAAATAACAACCGCTTCGAGGGAACTGTCAGGATCAAGTATTTTCACGGGTCAGGCGGTGAAGCACCAGTAACCAGGGGCGCAATACAAACTAACAGACAAGCCGTCTACCTTCCTGATGCAGACGTGGTGATCAATGGTCATTCACACAATGCTTACTGGATTCCGATCACTCGTGAAAGGTTATCCAACAAGGGTATACATCACTTCGACACACAACATCACGTGAGAACGCCGGGGTATTGCCAGTCTTATGGTGACGGGTCTACTGGTTGGGAAGTCACAAGGGGCGGAGTGCCTAAACCAATGGGCGGATGTTTTATTAACATTACCAATGGCGGCGTGAAACAGAAGTCAAACAACGTGAACAATATCGAAGTTGCTCCGCTAATCCACAACCCGAGCGTGGTAAGCCCGGTCAATGATATATTTAGCGGCGTTGTTTATGCACAGGACATTGGGTGAGATCCTTCTACATTCGCTACGTCTTGCATCCCCTCTTCATGCTACAGGTGAAGTGTGTCCCGCTGTTCCTGGATTACGCGTATATCTACATGAACAAGTTGCAGCACGCGGTACACGGGAAGTTGATGCAGACGGATTACATCTAGCAGGTGAGGAAGGCGCTAGGGAAGAATGTTTGAGAGTACGCAAATGGGCGGAGGACTGGTGATACTGCTTACTGTTATGTTTTTTATTATAGTAGTAGTCGCGGTGGCCGCTTTATTCGATAACAAGAAACACTAATCAGGTATAATCGCACGAGTGGGCAACGTCCCTGTGCGTTTATCACGGTGACCGTAACCCGAAAGGGCGGTCACCACAAAAGTACGGCGGTGAGCGTAAAAGTCGCAAACAACCTGTTTAGCAGGCAATGGAAAAGTGAGCGAATCATACCACCGCTTATAGCACAGACATTGACTTAACAACGGAGGGCGTTAAGCTCACCAGCGCTGCGATATTACGCACGTGGGATCGTTGGTCAATGATGTGTGAAAGATGTCTCGCAACCCGTAATCAGTCGGTACAAAGCGTGCATAAGCCACCACTTACGAGAAAGATACAAACTCCCCTGGTCAGTCGCATAGCGTCTGGGCGAGGGGAGTTTTGTTATTCACGCTAATTCAGATGATACAACGGCGGTATTCACGTTCGATAAATGTGAGGGTTGACCACAAACTATGTATGATAAATGTGGGAATTAGATAATCATGGTTATGATAATCAAGTGAGACACTAATCCGTTTGTGCGTCACAGGTGAGACATAACAATTTTGTTATACTTTAGTACCACTTTTTAGTACTAAATAATAATCTGTTGCCAATAGTTATCATTTTTGATAACTTAATGGTACTAAAAATGGTACTATGCACACACGGGCTATAAAGTCGATTTATAGACACGGGGGGAATAGTTGATTACCATGCGAATATTAGGCGATAAATGATTCAAGGTACTACCCATCGAATTTGATATTTTCACCGCGTAAAACTCGTTAAAATCAATCCTGTGGCATTCTACAAGGTAGAAAATTAATTCTTGAAACAAATGTCTCACGAACATAATCCCTATCACAACTTATCCGCCGGGCTTGCCCTGCCGTGTGCTATGCGTAAATCATCCACATTCATGGCGACATATCCTATTGACATAAAAAACGAGGTTATGACCTAAAAAATAGGCGATCTGTTTATTTCGCTCTTGACAGTATTCGCACCCTTGCGATAAAATGATATAGAGGTGCAAAATGACAAATGGACTGAATAGGGAAGAGAACAGGGAAAAGGTAATACCGTGTGTTTTGATAAACGATCACTTCCAAAACTTCAAGGGGTATCAGATACCACGAGCACAATTAGTAATAGCCGATATTCCTTACAACGTCGGAAATAACGCATACGGTTCAAACCCATCCTGGTATATCGGTGGTGACAATAAGAACGGCGCTTCTGAATTGGCGGGTAAGTCATTCTTTGATACAGACGAGAATTTCAAACCTGCCGAGTTTATGCA